ACAAATAACGGAAAAGGCAACGGTAAAACTGTTGAATGTCCAATGGCTAAGAAAAAGGAAACATGAAAAAATGGCTAATACTCTTATTACTGGCAGCACCGACGGTAGCGAGAGCGGAGTTAGTTACTCCCAATTTTACACAAGGATCGATGAATTCTACCACCACGACTACTCAGGAAATCGTGGAGGAAATAACGACAACTACGTACGGGTCAGCCCTACAGAAATGGTCAGGCGACAACCTGACTCACTCTTCCGCTTCATCAGGAGGCATAACCGATTCCGATTCGGTATGGAACTTAACAACTGCTGGAAGCGACTTCACTTTAGAAGTAGTAACAAGAGCAGCCAGCCAGGTTCTCTCGATCACAGAAATAGAAAGAGAAATCGACACTACATCTACTACGGTCTCCTTATCAGTCTTCTCTCAGTAGCACCAGTTCGTGCTGAAGATGAGACGAATAATGTCTCCAATCCTGTAGCTGCAGCCACCGGAAATGTGACCAATCAAGCAGTGATGTTCCAGAACAACGGTGCGCCGTCGAGACAGCACTACGGACCTAACATCTCATGTAATGGTGCGACGATGACTTTCTCGCCGTTCTACATGGGGAACCATACGACTCCCTATGACGACGTTATGGCTCAACAGAGTTACACCGTCGCTGAGAACTGGGGAGGACAGATTAACTTTATGATCCCATTAGATCGTGAAGGTTTGCGTAGGTGTAGAAGCATTGCAGCTAGGCAAGAGGAAAAAATGCGCCTGGATTACGAGTTGGTTCGTGCGCTCAAATGTGCAGAGCTCCAACAGAAGGGCTTCATGCTGGTTCCTAAATCACGTGTCTACAGCCTTTGTAGTGATGTGATTCCTATAGCTGCATATCTTAAACAGCAAAAACCCAAAGAGGTAAAGGAAGAAGGGTGGTCAATACCCAATCCATTTAAGAAAAAATAATGAAAGAGATTTTACTGATCGCATGTATCTCATACCTACTATACAAATTTTTGAGATTTATTAGAGCTTATTAAATATGGCCTTATACGACGGAAATTGGAGCTCAAAATATGTTGAGCCCAATCGTCAGCCTGGAGTAGCGAGACAACTAGCAGCGGGAGCGTCTAGTGCTAATACAGCACTTACAGACTCTTGTGCAAGAATTTCCATCCGAGCTGTCACAGCAGACATTAGATATGCAATAGGAACTAGTAGCCAAACGGCTAGTGCCTCTACTAGTCACTTCATTGCACAAAACGAAAGACTTGAATTAGTCGTACCAGCTGGAGCCAACATTGGCATTATTCGTAATGCCTCTACCAGCGGAACCCTAGAACTCACCGAATTATTTTAAAAAACCAATGTTATTACTCATCAAACCAATTCTCTTTGCTTTTCTTCAATCTGATTCAGTTAAGAAGTTAGTTGTAGATTTACTTACAGCTTATGCAGAAAAAACTGATAACAAGGTAGACGACAAAGCAGTCGCACTAATAAAAGAAAAGTTGCTGTAGAGAAATATGGCTAAACGTACAAGTGAAGAAGCCTTTGAAGAGCTTCATACTCTGCTAACTACAGAGATCATCTCTCGCATCAAATCAGGTGAAGCTTCCACAGCTGATCTTAGAGCAGCAATAGATTGGCTAAAAGCTAATGATATTACTGGAGTTGCTATAGAAGGATCTCCTTTAGCTGGCCTAGCTGGTCTTATCCCTGAGCTCGACTTTGATGAAGTTCAGAGACATGTCTGATGGCAAGGAAAAAGAAAACTAAATCGAGTAAAGCCAGACTCAGAGCACAAGCTAAGTACAACCGAAAGCCTGCTCAAAAGAAAAGGCGAGCCGCATTAAACAAAGAAAACCGTAAACGTGGTACCTACGGAAATAAAGATGGACTTGACGTTTCTCATAAGAAGAGCGGTAAGACAGTCTTAGAAAAAGCATCAAAGAACCGCCGTCGTAATGGACGCAGCGGTAAATCTAAATACAAAAAGTAAACCCCTAGTTATGAGCCAATGGATACTCCCCGAAGCCTCATGGATAATCTCCTCACCTTTCGTAGCACAGATGCTAGGAGGATGTGGAGAGATCTTATTAAGCTTCGGGACCATCACGAATGCATCTATTGCGGTGCTACGGAAGATCTAACCATTGACCACATAAGGCCAAAATGTAGAGGTGGTGAAACAACTGCCTCTAATTGTGTGACTGCCTGCCTTGCCTGTAATCAGGCGAAAGGATCACTACATGTAAATGAATTTTTAAATTTAAACTTACTATGACTGCTCAAGTATTTACTGCAGTAGCTAATCGTCGGGCCGGAACTATTCATACTTATGGATATGGCCACATCAAAATTGATGGAACCGCTGATACTGCATTAGCAAACATCACTACCTCTAGCACAATCACAGACGTTCTAGAAATCCTAGATGGTTGTATTGAAAGAGATCGAGTGACTACCGCTACCTCAATTGGAGGAGCAACACAAAACCTCACAGCTAATGGTCCTTCTGACATCGCTCTTAGTGCTGCAGCTGTATCTACAGGTGCTAATGGCTCATCAACTCCTGTAACAGTTGGAACACTTTCAGCTACAGCTACAGATAGTGCTAGCAACCTTACATTCGCTCTTGTATCAGGTACAGGCTCTACCAACAATGGTAACTATGCCGTCTCTGGAACAACTCTACAATTCACAGCTTCATCAGCATCAGCTGGATCTGAGACTGTTCGTGTACGTGTAACTGATAGCTCAGCTCTTACATACGAGAAAGCATTCACTATCACAATTAGCTAGTGAAAAGTAAAGCCCTAGAACTCGACA